AAACGTAATAATTCAGTTCCCCAATGGAAAACCGTTCCCCCATCTTCAGGGCCAGGGTTGCCGGGGTGATTGTCATTTCCAGAATGGCCGGGGTTGCCGGAATGGGAGAAAGCCCCCGTTCCCTTGCCCGCAAAATCAAGTATTCCCGGCTTGCTGTGTCCGCAAAGGTTTCTTGAAGGATGTTGTCAAGGGCAATATAGAGGTTTTGCAACTCCACGGCGGCGGGGGCCTCACCCAAAAACAGAAGGGAACCTTCCCGGCTGTCCAGGTTCTTATTAGAGGCAAGCGCCCGATCCATCATCCGTTTGACTATGCTTTCATACGTTTGATGTTCATACATCAGATTTCCACCGCCTTTCCCACGTTCAATTCACCAAAAATGCTGATCACCGTGAAAGTGGTCAGCACTTGCCTTTTTTTCAACTCAAATTGAAAGTTTTCAACCGCTGTGATTCTATCGTCTTGAAGAAGGGCTTCCCTGATCCGGCGTTCAATTTCCGGGATACAATATTCCGGGTCTTTGCCGATCAGGTCTTTCAATTCAACCCCGTAATTCCAAGAGAAAATCAACCACTGATAGCGTTCAGTGTTCAAGATCAAGTGAACCGCCTGTTCCACGGCCTGGATTTGGTCAATGGTTCCGTTTACCGTCTGCCACTCAAAATCCATCTTCAGGGTTCGGCTTGGGAGATTGGCAAAAACAAAATCTTGCCGCAAATCGTCCCCGGTGTTCGGGATCATAACCATTCCCCCTTCAGTTCTGGAATAGGCTTGATCCGGTCAAGCACCACAAACCGCTTGCCGCCTTGCACCCGGCCCAAAACCACTTCATCCCCCACAATCAAGGCGTTGTGAACCTTGAACTTTTTCTTGCCCTTGTAATCGTGGTTGTGGGAAGCAAAGGCCGGATCACCGGAACCCCCGGCCCGGTTTAAGGTAACATGGCTCACCGTCATGTCAACTTCAAAATCAGTGACATTCCGGGTCAAGATCAACATTTTTTCGGTGTAAATGGATTTGGCGCTAACCTGGATTTTTAAGGGGGAAACGGAAATCACCTTCCCGAACAGGAATTGAACCGGCTTTGTAGCTTCCACGGCTTCCACAGCGGCTTGTTTCACCAATTCAACTGCATTAGGCAACAAAATCACCCCCAACCAATGTTAAATCCATCATGTGTTCTTCACCCTTAAATGTGTGAATCACCTTTTCCGCCATCAGGTATTGATTGGCGATAATGTCACCCAAGTTCAGGGAAACCATGACAGCGGAACCGGCCCGAACATCAGCCCGCCCAAAAGCGTTCTTTACTGTCAGCTTGCGGGTTTTACGGTCATAGTGGGCCAACATAGCTTCAGCCTTTGCGGGCGCTCCCGTGGCGGTTTGAATTTCTTCAAAGTATTGGAGAACACCCCATTGGTTGATTTTTTCACCGTCCTGGGCCACATACAGTTCCCGCTTGCCGGTCTTTTCGTTATTAAAGGCCAGCTTGATTTTGTTATAGGTGGCATCGTCAATGCTGGAAGAATAGTTGAAGTTTTCCGCCGCTTCCATATCAATCAAAAGATTGGTTTTCATGGAATTTATGTCTTTCAGGGTCAGGCTTCCAACATCATCATACAGAATGAACAGCTTCCCGGTGTTCAATAAGGTTTCATCCAAGGCGTTTTGAACCATATCAAACAAGGTTTGGTTTTCTTCCACCACTGTTTCCATGGTGTAGCCGGTATCTTCCACCGTCCCAAGTTTCAACCGAAAATCCGTTGCAATCCGCTTCAACAAATCGGACGCTTTCAACCCTTCTTCCGTGATCGTGTCCTTATTTTTCAGATACCGTAATTGGTCATAGGCGGTAACGTCAATGGTTCCATCTTTATCCCGGCTCTTGATGAACACGAACCCATAAAACATGGGGGTTCCGTCCACTGTCAGCTTGACGGGATCACCTTCCTGGAAGTTCAGCTTGGAATCCTTTACAACTGTAAAGGTCAGCTTGCCGGGTGTCCCTTTCCGCTCCCACACCAATTTTGCGCCTTCCACCACGGCGGGGAATTGAATGGTTGAACCATGTTGAATCAGGATTTCAGCACCCAAAAGGAACACCCCCTTCCATCAAGGCAAGGTCAAGGATTGATTTGGATAGATCAGGTTTGGGTTTTTGATTTTATCCTTGTTCAGTTCATAGATTTCCTTCCACCTGGAACCATCCCCCAACTGCTTTTTGGCGATATTCCAAAGGCAATCCCCGGATTTCACGGTATAACTTGCCGCCTTGGGTGCGTTGGTGGTTTCCCTGGGCGGCGGCTCCACGGTGGCGGTGGCCGGTTGGGAAGGGGCGGGGGAAGGCGTGATCTGAACCGTTTTGGTGCCAAAGGCCCGGGATTGTTTCAGCTTGACCGAAACGGTCAGATCAAAGCCTTCCTTTACATCGTCCGTGATTTGGTAATCTTCCATCCCAACGGTTAAATTGGAGTAGAACAGCGGGGTTCCATCCGGGCGGCTTCTGTTCAATATCCATTGAAACGGTTCCTTGCTTTTTTTCAGCCGTTCAAACAAGGAAAGGTAATAATCCGCCCGTTGCGCTCCCCCGTTGGTGAACGGATAGGGGACTTGCGGAAGAACCACGTCAAAGGAAACATCCGTCAATTTGGCTTCCTTCAGGATGTTGATTTCTTCCCCGCTGATCAGGATTAGAGTTTTATTCTGGTTATTGATTTTCACCTTCACTTTGGAAGGGGTAATGGGCATCAGAACCCCGGCAACATACATTTTATAGGCCATTACTCATGTACCCCTTCCGCCGAAACATCCAGCTTTTCCGCAAAGTCAACACAGAACGCTTCCATAACCCCATCAAGGTCAGTGTCCTTGGAAATGTGGTTTTCATTGTGCTGTTCCACTTTGATTTCCGCCGTGGTGTAACGGTTGATTGCTTCCCGTTCGGCAATATCTTTCATCCACGCCAAATCTTCATCCATATAGTCCAGCGTGTCAGCGGCGGCGGCAGTATTGGCGGCGGTGTCCCCGGTGTTGCCATATACCCCATCCAGGGTGTTTCCAAGATTAAAAGCGTCCAGGGAATCCAGGCCCATTTCATCCAGGGTGGGGGTCTTGAACAATCCGCCGATGGTATCTTCAATTCCTTCACCGAATTTGTACCCAAGATCAAAGGCTTGCCCGTACTCGAACCGGCCCAACTTCATATCATCGGCGTTCATTTTCTCCATGACTTCTTCGCCCTTGCCAAAGGTTTCATCAACCCAACCACCAAGGGAATCACGCCAGCCTTGAACCGATCCGGCCAAATTGGAACCGAAAATGGCATCAATGGCACCGGCCAAAGTCTGAAGTACACCAAGAACCGTGTCCGCCAAATCAAAGAACAGGCGGGCCACGGCTCCGACAGGATCAGTGAATACGTTTCCGATGAAGTTTGCCACGGTGGCAACCAAATTGTAGATCAGCACGAACACGTCAACGGCGATATTCCACAGGGCCACGAACAGGTTCCCGATGAAGGCCAGCGCCGCCATAAATGCGCCGCAAATTATACCGGTGGCGGAAACGCTGGTTCCGGCAAATTTGTTGACCGCCGCCACGGCGGCATAGAACGCCGCCACAAGGGCGATCACCAGCATGACAACCCACATAATGGGACAAGCGTACAGGGCCGCATTTAGGCCGTTTTGGGCGGCAATTTCAGCGGCGGTGGCGGCGGTCAGGGTTCCGGTTGCCGCCGCATGAACCATTTGGGCCGCCGCCGTGGCAAGGTGAACGCCCTTGGTGATCATTTCCAAGGTGTTCACAGCCATCTGCCAGCCATAATAAACGGCCAGCGCCCCGGCAATCCCCAAAATAATTGGCCCGATCCAGCCCCAATTATCGGCAAAGACGGAAGCCACGTCCAGGGCGGCGGTGGCAACCCAAGTCAGCACAACGATCAGGGTGGAAAGGCCATCGGAAAACCACGTCAAAAGCTGTTCGATTTGCGGGAATCGGGTGGTGAAGGCATCAAAAAACTGCAAAACAGCGGGATAAATCCGGTTTCCCAATACTTCCCGCATATCCCCAAGGGTGTTGTTGAACTGAATGACTTTCCCTTCAGGGGTGTTGGACATGGCTTCATACAGGTCATCCCAACTTTCCGCAATAATGCTATTGATCACCGTTGCCGCCCGCATATCTTCCGACATGGATTGATAATCTTCACCCAAGGCTTCCACATATTGGGCGTGGGTGGCGGTGCCTTCAATCACGGCTTTTTGGGCATCCGTGAATTCAAAGCCCTTCTTGGTCATAGCGTCATAGGCACCGGTCATGATCTTACCAAGATTGGTGGCATAGTCCACCATGGCGGTTGCATCAATGGCCCCGCCCCCGGTCATGCCCATGGCGTAGTTGGAAAGGGTGTCCATCATGGACATAATGGCTTCAGCGTCCGAAAAGTAGGTGGCGAATTCAGCGGCACCGGCAATCATGGCTTCATCACCGTAAATGCCCCGGCCCTGAATTTCAGACGCTTTGGCGGTGATAGCGTCATAGGCGCTGATTGCTTGGGAATTGTCCACGGCCACAGTGGCGGTGATCGTGTTCCCGTCCACAGTATTGACGAAATCATCATAGGCCGCAACAGCCCCGCCCGTGTTCAGGGCCAGGGCGGCTTCCATGTTTCCCGGCTGATCCGGGCCATTCAAAAGGAGGGTGTTCTGAATGGTGTTCCCGTCCGTCCGGTTAGCCCAATCGTCATATTCCATGGCGGCTTGCATGGCTTCCCCATTGTCCAGATTCAAGGTCGTGTCAATGGCCGAACCATCAAGCCTATTGGAAACCCGGTTGAACCGGTTTAAGGCGTTTATAGCATTGGAAGTGTCAACAATGACTTGGGGACTGTTCAACGCTTCCAAATTATTTTCAATATTATTCAGGGTTTTTACTGCATCCCCGGTGTCAACTGTAACGGGGATTTCAATATCTTCAACACCCATGTTCGCCAAAACCGCTTTTAGCTGGTTTTCGGCGTTGCGTTGGGTGTCGGCCAGCTTCATATTTTCTTGCGCCCATCCAAGGGCCGATTTCACCCCGGCGATACTCACCACGGTTGCCAAAATGCCCTTCAGCTTGCTTCCCAAAGAATCAGCGGCGTTGGCTCCTTCCCGAACACTACCGTTGAACTGATCCTGGGCCTGTTCGGCTTCCCGGATGTTCTGTTCCATCTGATCCAGTTGACTTCCGGCCCTTGCCAATTCTTCACGGGCTTCCTGAATGGCGGAAGTGTCGATCACGTTCCCGGAAGCGTCTTGAACCGCTTCAAAGCTATTCAGAACAATGTTCAAGGCCGTGTGAATGTTCTTCAGGGGGCCGCTCATTCCGTCATACAGGGACAGGGCGCTTTTAATCGTAGCCATAGGATCACCACCTTAAAAATCCGCCTTGCGGCGGAAGGGTCAGTGTTTCCGGCCCTTCCGCCCGCCACGGCGGTTTTTGCGTTCAAGTTCTTTCGCCTTCTGCTTTTCATGCTCCACCCGTTCATCAATGGCGGCGATCACAAAAGCCCGCTCCTTCCGGGGCAAGGCGAAAAATTCATGGGGTAAAATGTGAAGTTCGTGAAGGCAATAGTAACAGATGTTTGCTTCCCCATCACCTTCACGAATTAGTTTTTTGCTTCGTCAACCTCATCCTGAAAGGTGGTGTCAAACCCGCAAACCTCTTGCACCTTGGAAACGTATTCGGCGTATTCGCCGGGGGTCAGCATAGCCTTCAGAAGTGCTTCCCCGCCCATGACGTGATAGCTGTTCTGAAGATCGGCGTTGTTCAGGTCAGGGAACACCGTACAGGCCACGGCCAGCTTCCCAAGGTACATATCATAGTCGGTTTCCCGCTGATACTGGTTCTTCTTGCCGGGGACGGGAACCCGCTTGGCGCAGGACTTCCGCAAGGCTTCATCTTCCGTGGCGGAAATGGTCTTGATCTCCCACAGCATGGGCTTCTTCTTTTCGTCCAGGAACCGGGGGGAAGCGGGGAACTTGATGTGATCCACCGTCAAGGCGTTTTCCGCCAAAAATGCGGACAGGGTGTTACTCATTGTTGAATTCCTCCTGTTTGTTGAAAGTTAATATTCAACCCCCGCCCACGTTCAGCGGGCGGGGGTTGGTGTCCGGTTAAATCATGCCATCCAAGTGATTAAACACTTCCGGCATCTCGAAATCCTCAAAGGTGAAGTCCATATCTTCATCCAGATATTCAGCGTCAGCGTCAAACTTTGCCAGAAGGGCGCTGTCGATGTTGCAATCCTTCAGAATGACGGTTTGCCGTCCAGCGGCGGACGTGGGGTCTTCGTTGGTGATCTGAATGTCGAAATACACGTCCACGCCGGTGTTCTTGTACCGCTCCATCATTTGGCGGAAAATGGACGTGTTATAGTGGAACGTGGCGGAACCGGTGCCCTTCCAGCCGGTGGCCTTGTTGCCCTTGCCGGTCTTGCCCAAAATGGGAACTTCCGTCTTGTTCTTCTCGAAATGGGCTTCCAGGTTGATAGCCTGCATGAAGTTATACCGCACATCGTCAATGGTGACGAAACACTCCGCAAGGGCCGCAAAGACGGAATCCTTGGGGTGCATGATCGGCGTTCCATTCCAGTTCAAGGTTTATTCCCTCCCTTCTTACTGAACCCAAACAACCATGTAAAGCTGTTCCATGGCGTTGATCGGGGAAACGTAGTCCGTAACGGCAACGGCCTTTTTGGTGTCACCCTTTTCAACCGTCACGTCCTCCGGGCTGAAGTTCTCAATGGCCCGGATAGACTGAAGCTGCTGGTGGTGCTTTACAATGTCGTTCCACAGGCTGATCCGTCCGGGCGCATCATTGGGAACCTTGCCAATATACTTCTTGCCGAACAGAACGGCAATATCATTGGCGATCTGATCCAGAACCCGGATCGTCTGGTTGCTGGAAAAGTCCCCGGACTTTTCGTCCGTGATGGAAATGAAGCTGTTAATGTCGGTCAGGACATTCACCTTTTCATCTACCATGTGGAACATGAAGGAACCTTCCTTGATCCCGTTTTCCAGTTCCGTCTGACTATACCGGGTGTCGATGGTGTATTCCCCATCATAGTTCTTGTTCGTGGCGGACTTGTTCACGGCGGTTCCGGCCACCACGCCCGTCACCCACGGGATCAGGGCGGCGGTTTCTTCATCCTCACCGTCCAGGCCGTTCTTGACGCTCACAACGCCTTCATAGTCCGCAAGGTGGTTAGATACCACCACCTGGAACTTCTTGCCCACATCGTCCCGCATACGCTTACAGAAGGCCGCATACAGGCCCTTGATAATGGGATCGGTGGACATACACCCCATGGCGTTGAAGTTGTAGCCTTCCGCCTGATCAAGATAGAACTGGTGGGCCGCATCTTCCACGGCTCCATCCTCACCACCGGTCAGGGGCATGGAAGCGGTCAGGGCCAAAGTGCCGCCCTCATTCCACACCACGAAATCATTGTCCTTCAGATCGGTGATGGTAGAAACCTTCTCTTGCCGATCAACGGGCACGATCCCAAGGTAGGTGGAAACGTCATACACGGGGTTTTCGTCCGTGTATTCTTCCGCCGCTTCAATCACGATCCGCACATCGTTCCCCCGCACACCGGGATATTTGGCGGTAGCAATCGGGGTGGGAGTTTCCCCCGGCCCCAAGGTGCAAACGGCCTTTTTGCCGTCCATGTTCAGGCGGTAGAAGTGAACGGTTTTCGCCGTCTTGAAAATCTCCCGCATGGGCAAAAGTTCCGGGGCGGTGTAGGCGTAGCCGAAAATTTTCTGACTGTTCTTGATGAAGTCGGCCAACTCCACCGTGAACATCTTCCCTTCAGGCCCCCAACTCATAGGAAGGGCAATCGTGGCATAGCCACGATCAGACAGGGTGGCGCTTGCGTAGGGGACGGAAATGAAGTTGATATAAGCGCCGGGAAGAATTTTGTTCTGCACCAGGAAGGTGCCGCCACCAAGGGCCATTAGTTATTCACCTTGCCTTTCTTCCCTTTCGGGGTCATAAAGTCCCGGATCACGGCTTCCACCTGATCCATGGTGTACCGCTGGTTTTCATCCAGCTTGACCGTCAGAAGATCACGGCGGGTACTGAACTTCTTAAAGGTCAAAATCTGTTCCTTGCTATACGTCACCGGGGCCTTCTGTTCGGTGCCTTCAGCGGCCTTTTTAGTAGCCATCAAATCACCCTTTCTTTGTGTGTTGGTCGATCTCCAAGGTTTCCATGGTGGGAAGTTCCTTGGGAATGTTTACGATCATGTTGTAGTTCACGAAAAAATGAAGAACGCCTTCCACCACTTCATAGCTGATAGACGTGCCCCGTAACATATCCCCGTTGGGAAGGGTGATATATCGCAACCCAAACATCAGGTATTCGGCCACGTTGTACAGTTCTTCATTGGTGCCGCCGTCCTTGGGGAAATAGTGAATATCAAACGGGTTCCGCCAAATGGCCCGATCCCCAAGAAGGGGTTTCTGTTCAGGCTTCAGCGTGGCAATAAAAAAACAAGGTTCTGTAAAACCTTGCTTCACATCGTTTTTGTAAACCCTGAATTCACTTCCAAAGGTGGTGCCCAACGTCTTTGCAATCCCCGTGATAATGTCATTCAGCATCAGAACACCCCCTTCAACAGCGTGTAAAGTTTCTGTTCCAGAAGGGCCGGAAGCTGGGCTTCCAATTCCTGTTCGGAAATGGTCAGCATGAAGCGCCCTTTCACCCAACTTGCCTTTAGGCTTTTGCCCAAGGCGGGGACGTAGCGCCCCGGCCTTTGACGGTGGCCGAATTCAACGTAGGACGCATATTCCGTGGCGTTCACCACGGTCACAATGTAGGTGTTGCCCACCTTTTCCACCGGGAGAATCACCCACGCATCCCGCAAGGTGCCCCCGGTATACCCGGCCCAATACTGTTGGTATATGGCGCTTTCCCGGCTTGCAAACTTGCGCTTCTTGCCGCTTGCGCCAATCACGGTTACGGTGCTTTTTTTGTTGTCGTAAATGTCTTTAGGCACTACCCCAACGGGGGTGCGCTTTTTGACTTTCTCCAACAGACGGCCCGCAATATCGGCGGCGGCTTCCCGGCAAAACCGGTCAAAATCCACCTGTTCCAGTTTGGCAAGCCGTTCTTCCAAGTCCTTCAGGGCTTGAAAATCAGCTTTGCCCCAACGCCGCCCCATCAGGCCCACCCATTCCACAGGGCCAGGGTGATTTCCTGGTGATTGGTGAACACCCCGGCTTCCCCGCTTTGGGAATAGGTGAATTCCCGTTCAAGTTCATTGAAACGGTGAACCACGATTTTACAACCGGGCGGGATCACCACATCCGGGGACAGAAACAGCTTCACGCCTTGGGCCACGGTGGCAACGTGGTTTTCATCGGTGGTGGTCAGGTTTTCAAAGGACAGCTTGCATGGCTGATCTTCCAGAAGCGGCACTTCCTGAAAGTCAGTCAGGTTGGTGTCAGGATCGGTGACTTCCTGTTTAACATAAAAAGAACACCGATCCTTCCACAACCGTTCCAGGGCCTTCCGGTGGGCGTTCACCACACCAACCGCCTATAACGGATGAATTCACGGGTTCTGTCACGGGTCAACCGGGAAATCAGCACTTCCAACCGCTGTTCCGGTGTCAGGCTCCCTTCACCCACGGCAAAAACCGTGTTGGTGTCACCTTCCTGGATTTGCTTAATTGCCGCTTCAAAATCCAGGCCGTTCATGTCAAGCTGTCCGGCGTTCTTCTTAAAGGTCAGATATTCCCCAACCACCAATTCCACAGATACCCAATGCAAGCCTTCCGGGATTTCCTGTTGGTTGGTTTCATTTTTCACCCGTTCGGTCACGCTGTTGATCAGATAGGGAAGGAACGGATCATCCCCGGCCCCGGCAACCCCAAGGGAATCCAACAGGGTTACAGCATCATTAAACAGCGGGCCTTGGGCTTTTGCCGTTCGTTTTGCGCCCATCAGCCGGTGATCTCAACCCAACCGCTGGTTTTGGGGTTGGCCCCTTCTTCCGGCTCCACCTTGATATAGCCGATCCCGGACGGCTTATAATAGGTCTTGCCAGCGGTAACGGTGGTGTCAGTGGTTTCCTTGACGGTGCCGGTCAGGATCATAACCGCCTTGGCTTCATTGGTCATGGCCGCAAGATAATACTTGCGGGAATAAACAGTGTTGCGGCGGATGTTGCCTTCCCGCTCCTGTTCAACCTCGGTGCCCTTTTTGTTGAACACGGTGACGGCTTCCTTGGTGGCAATAACCACCTTGCCGGTCAGCGCATCCTTTTTGGTGTAAATGTTGATCCCGCCCACGGTGCCAACATAGCCCTGTTTGGCAAAGGCTTCCACATATTTCAGATCGTCCTTCAGGGCCTTACGCAGTTTAGCCATATCGGCGGGATTGACGAACCCGAAAACAGTTACCCCTTCCAGGTTTTCCAGGTTCAGCATGGCGGCGGCATCCACAAAGGCATCGAACCCAAGGGCCGTGGTGGCAAGGGTCAGGGTGGCTTCATTGAACGCCCCGTAAATGTCGGCGTTGACGGTGTTGAACAGGTCGGTTCCGGCGTGGCGGGTGCCGGTGCTGATCACCATGGGATCGGTCATGGCTTCTTCATCGTAATACTGGAAGCGGTTCTGGGCCAGCAGAATCCGGTATTCCTTTTCGGTGTAACCGGCTTCAATGGTCTTGGTATTGCCCTGTCCCATGGTCAGCTTTTCGGTGCCGTCCGTGGCCTTGTACTTGTGAATCTTGCGAACCATGCCAGCAGTGCCGGTTAGGGTGCTGTCCACCGTACAAAAAGCCTGAAGGTCAAGGTGGGACTTGTACTGATCCTCAATCTCATTGGAGAGGAAAAAGTTGTCATACGGAATGTTAGGCATTACTCATTACCTCCATACAGTTGTTTGTATTCTTCAGGGTAGTTGATGGAAAATTCATGGCGGTCAGAGGGAGACATAGCCCGGAACTTTTCAAGGGTCATTCCAGCGGGATCACCAGCGGGATCACCCTTTTCACCGGGCTTTGCCCCTTTGAACTTCTTTTCCGGGGCTTTCTCGAAAAGGAAAGCCGTGTCCTTGCCCCCCACCAGCTTCTTCACTTCATCATCCAGGCCCTTCACCGTCCCATCATCGGTGATTTCAGCCTTGCCGATAAAGTCAGCCAACAGCGCCTTCACAGCCGTGTTGTTCTTTGCTTTGGCGTTTGTCAGGGCCAGATCAACGGCGTTGGAAATCTTCAGCGCCTTCAGTTCGGCGGCGTGATCCTTGTCCTTTTGGGCATTGTCCGCCTGAAGCTGGGTGATCTGTTCCTGAAGGGCGGCGGCATCAGCGCCGGACTTCTTCAGGGTTTCAAGCTGGGTGTCCCGTTCCTGGATTGTGGCTTTCGCCTTGGTCAGTTCGGTGTTCACTTCATTGAACCGGGCCTTGGTCACAAAGGAACCGTTCAGGCCCTCCATAACCTTTGTTGCCTGTTCTTCAGTCAGGCCCCATTCCATCAGCTTTTCTTTGGTCATACGGCTTTCATCCTTTCTGAATTTCCTTTTTTACCGTGGGTTAGGAACCACGATTTCCCCGGTTCTGTTTACCGCCCATATCCGGGAAACGGCGAAAATGGTATGAAAAAACCACCACCGGCCAGGGCCGGGGTGGTCTATTCAACAATATTCTGTTCGGCGTTCTTCCTCAAACGCTCCATATAGGCTTCAAATTCTTCCACCACTTCAGGCGGTGCGCCCGGTTTCAGGTGCCAATTATCGGTTTCCGGGACAAAGAATTCACTTGTGAAGAATCCAGGCATTGGCATTTACTTTTTCCATCCTTTCATCAATTCGGTTAATTGCCGCCCAAATTCCGCCGCAACCGGGCGGGGGTTCGGACTGTCCATCCATTCACAGAAACATTCTGCAAACCATTCTTGGGCATCTTGGGTGGCATAGCCGGACACGGCGCTTCTTGCATCAGAAACCTTCAGCCCACAAGCCTTCATTACCCTGGGGCGCAAGTAGGCGGAAACCGTCTTGGGTTTCCAACCTTGCATCCCAACCAAATGTTCCGTGTGGGAAAGAAAATCGTCAACAGCGTGGCCGAATTCATGTGTAACCACGGAACGGAAGGTGGTGTTGGCCGGGTGGAACCCCGCCGCAAGGTCATGTTCATACATCCGTGTGATCTTATCCAAGGAACTGAAATATGTAGTGTTGATCCCAACTCCGCCACGGCCCAAACCAAAGGAACATTGGGCGTAACACCCACCGGACAGCTTGGAAGCGTTGATAGAATTCAGTTCACCAACAAAATCAGGCAACTTGGAAAAGAGATTGTCAACAGACTTGTAAACCTCTTTGGCAACGTCCAGATCACAGCCTTGAAGGCTCAAAAGCTGGTTCCCATCGAACGGGGAACCATCAGGCAAGGTGGTTTTGTAGAACCACCCCTTTTCCCTCATAAGGGCTTCCACTTCTTCAACCGTGGTGCAATCGTCCACAGTCTTTTTAGCCTTGGGTTTCATTGTAGCACCAACAGCGGCGGCGGTCAATCCGGCCTTGCTCCCACCGTCCACAAAGGTTTTCTTCCAGGTCTGATAATTCATACTGGAAGGCACATAGTAGACTTCATTTTCAGCGTTCCGGGCGATCCGCTTTCCGTCCATATCCTCATAGTGGGGGCACGTTGTCCCCCGGCAATTCGGGTGGAAAGGTGGAACCGTCACACCGGGTTCATATTGGGATAGGGGGATCACTGTTCCATCCAGGCCCCCGCAAAGGTCACAGGTGTGACGGTCAAGGGTTTCAAGGATTTCAATTTGTTCAATCCCCAAGTCCTTGTATGTTTCCCGGCTTGCCTGGGCGTTGAAATAGGTGGTTTCAGTATGGGCCAGCCGTCCGGCCTTATACCGGGACACACCAAATTCCTTTTTGATGTTGTCGGTGATCTTCTGAAGCCCGTCACCCCTCAAAAGCCCTTGGGTCAGGGTGCTTTGAACGCCGGAAACCAAATTGGCCTTGTTTTCCCAACAGCGATCCCGGAAGGTCTTATTGTCAGCCGTCCATGGCCTTGAAAGTAAAGTTTCAAGTTTCCGCTGGTTCAGGGCGGTTATATCCCATCCCAAACCAAGGCCCCGTTGGATTTCAAAGGCCGTGTGGGTGTAGCCATTGGAAATAACGTTCTTCAACAGGCCATCCAGGCTGTCAAGCTGTCCCCCATACAGAAGTTCCATTTGCTGTTGAATCTGAAGTTGAATGGTTTCCAGGCGGCTAACGTGGAACCGGGCGGAAGCGTTTTCCAGCTTTTTGATCCATTCAGGGGAAAGATTGGCCTGTTGCGCCGCCTGGATATACTGATCCACCGTCCACCGAAATTCTTCCATCTGTCCGGTGGTCAGCATCTTCCGGGCATCGGTCAGGCTGATCCCGTTGTTGGTAGCAAATCGGCCATACCAACGTTCAAGGTCAGCTTGAACCGATTGTTCAGCGTCCCGGTAAATCTGTTCAAGGTCTGCGACACAGGCCCCGGCTTCCCGGTGGGCGGTATCCTGAATAATGGAGAACCGGCCCCGCCAATAATCCGCATTTTTTGACATGGGC